GACAAAGTCTCACGTCTTAACCATTACGCTAGGCTGCGTAAGTATTTTACAGTCTCAAATTCGTATATACCAAGTCTTTCGAACGAAGTATTATAAGACGGTACAAACCCTTTAATGGTCTTGGCTTTCTTAAATGTCTCTGCGATTCCTCGCTTTAAGAAGCCTGGGATAGCCAAACCGAGGCGGTATTTGTCTCCCTTTATAAAGAAATCCACTATTTCATGGAACAGTGGGTGATGTTTACAATTCTCTAAAATCATAATCCATCTGAGAATCTCCATTTTCTCATCCCATTTACGGGAATCGTGGAACCTTTCTGGGTTCATCGCAGTGTTCAGCGCTAGAACAGTGGGATAACTACCTGCCACGATATTAGTTCCTGGTACGAGGATATCTATATCAAAGAACCTTTGCAGATAGTGCATCGTGTTGTTCGACACGTCTTGTTTCTCAGCATTGGCATCTAGCTGAAAATGTCCGGCGCATCGCTCAATTACTTGTGCTATTGTATCCTCTGGTAGGTTACGAAAACTAAGAGCTCCATCATCACCTAAGATTTGAGAAGCTATAAAATTATTCATTCTACACTCTCCTCTATATCAAAATGAATCACTTGTGCCAAGACGCTCTCAGAAAAGTTAGTCCATCCACTACCGGATGCCTCACCATGATCTCCTTCAACCCATTTATCTTCAGAAATCATTACAGGTAACGAAACGGAATGCAACAAGCTTTCTAACAGCCCTTCTCTATCTCTAGGTTGTAAGACTGGTGCAAGAACAGGATAGACGACGTTTTCCATGTGCCATGCTCTCACAGTTGTATCCATTTTCGAATAATCCATACTCGCAAAATTACTTCCAGCGAAAAAGTCCTGCTCTTCCAAAGCTAGCTCTACATCATCGAAACCTTCCCAAGCACTGAAACTTAAAGGTCTGTTCCTTCTAATGGCCTCCATCAATGGTATTACATAGCCTTTCTCGACCAAGTTAGTTGACATCGAAAACATAAAAATGAATCTCGACTTCAATTTACTAGCTCGTGAACCGAGTATAGCCGGGTACTCTTTCCATTTACCCGAATTTGCGTCCTTAATGGCCCTAGTTTGCACTTCAGGGTCACTCCGCTTACTAAAATCTGGTAAACCAGAATTAGTGTTGACCTTATCCTCTTCGATGTCACGGTTCAGAACCTGCTCAGGAGAGAGCTTTCGAATTGAATGAGCTTTACCAAAAAGGTATTCTCTGGTCTTTGTAATAAGGCGGTCCAACGTAGCTGCATCTATTTCAGGGATTTTCCTTGGAGAAAAGTACTTTTCCAAATCTTCCATGCGCTCGTCTAGAGGTGGGTATCCTCCTTGTGGACCAAATTTTGCCCAACGGGTTTCTTCATATTCCGTTAAACGTGGGAAAGTATCAGCGTACTTACCAAGCACTTGTTTCCACTCTTCTTGAACCTGTTCTATGGTTTTATCCTTGTACAGTGGGGTCCTAGCAGTGGGCATCTTGCCTTCTCGTATTCCGATGAAGTGAGCGGTAAGACCTTGAGCTTTCTCTGACACAATACTCGCTAAAATGTTAGCGTCAATCTTCGATATTAGCATTAGCTATATCTCCTT